GTCAGTCTTTGACATGTACATCTTCTTGAGCATTTTCATAAACTTTGCGGAGGTCTTCATCTCATTGCGAAGATCCTGGAAATTACCCCAAAACTCAGTAGTAAGTTGGTGAATCAGAAGGTATGCATTCTTCCCTATGCGACGTTCTGAACCACCCAGGAATACGAAGGTAGCCGCACTACAACAAGAGCCTTGAGCGATGGTGATAACCTTGACCCTAGAGCGCTCTAGTACATTCATCATGTTTAGACCGGAAAAGATATCTCCACCATCACTCATGATAGATATACGAATTTGTGGTTCGTAGCCAACAAGTTCAGCCTTTTTTTTCAGTAGGTCAATTTCAAGCTTCTTGAACTGTAAAACAAATTCAAGTGCGTTATCCTTGTCAATGTCTCCATAAAACAAGATTTCGTTTCCGACAACCTTTACGGAATCATTTTCTTCGATTATTTCTTTCGGATCATCTTCGGTCGTAGGCATTCTTCAATGCTTTCTTTACTCTTGTTACGTCCTTTGATTTTAAGCCATTTCCAACAGCGAGATGATTGATAACATCAAAATCTTGAGGTGTAATTTTATACTCGAGCAATGGTTCCAAGTCTCCACTTTCTGCATATTTCTTTAATAGGCACAATTCTTCTATACCCAGACCCATTCTAGATTTTTTACGAATTTCAGAAAACTTCTGTTTTCTCATTTTATAATTTCCTAATTTCGTCCAACAACTCCCTGGTCTTATTTTATTTTTGTCGAGTGGTTTCCCGAGCGCTGATTTTGGTATCGTTAAGGCGTATAATACAAAGTAAGGCATTAGATACCAGTTCCCTGATTGATATATACAGTTATCGAAAAGATCAGCCATGGAAAACGAATATGAACATTTCAATAAATCTACACCTTCAGAGTCTATATAGTTTTCCTGAAATATGTCCCATATATGCCCATGTTCAGGGATACTATCACAAATTTCAACTGGATTTGGGTCACTTAGTATATCATTTATAAACTCTTTAGGGGTCTTAAAACTGTCTATATCAGTATATCCTTCCATATAGGTGAAAAAGTTTCTAATATTTCCCTCTGATCGAACCGCAGCCATATAAGTATCATTTCCGCGATCATCGACGAGTGTCATGAGAACATTTGGAGTATGTCTCGGTATCATTATGGTTTCAAAATTTGGAAACATACACATAGTTGTCGTCGTAACAATCAACGATCCGCGTGTAAGCCTGTCTCCATCTGAGACTTGTTCAATAATAGATTTGAATGTAGTATCATAGTTGTCGATATATACATGTTTTTTAGAAGGTTTGATAAATGGTAAAAAATGAGACTCCCGTTTTAAATGATGTGGTAACAATTCGATATTGTTTGTACCTTCGAGAACAGTATTAAGAATGAATGTTTTACCAACACCGATCGGGCCACATATAAATACGTTTTTACGTTCACTTATATAACGCTGAATTAGTTCAATTTGTTTTGTGTGTATCGTCGTTACAACGGGGGATTTTTTTTGCTCTACTATTTTAATGAAGGAATCCATTGATGATCTTACTAATCAGGCCATAGATTTGGTGCTTCAAAATGACGCACTACATAAACGTATCGTAGAACCTTTAAGAAGGAAAATTCTACCATTTGTGATATGTTCAATTCTTACCAATGTCGCGATGTTTATTCTTTTGGTGTACCTTGTTCGACGTCTGTCTCTTCTTCCACTTCTTCACCATCTTCCTCTTCCATGAACTCTTCCTCTTCTTGTTCATCTTCATCAGGTGCTAACATTTTCCCAAAACGTTGAAAAGGTGTGTTATTTGTTATAGCTCGAACTGGTTCTATAGTTTTTGGCATTTTTAACAGTGGGATAGGACGGACATTCAATATCTCTGGTTTCGTAAATACACCTTCTATTGGATATTCTTTCTCAAATGTTTTCAATATTTCTTTGGGAATGGGAGGGGACTGTTCCAATAGACTTTCATATACAGTCTTACATTCATCCACAAACTTGAGACCCTCTTTACTACGCTCATCGCGGGGGAGAGCTAACTGAAGGCGAATATTTCTAGAAAGTCCACCATGTCCCAGTGCGGCTGTCCTGTGATTCTCCATAAGTTCATTTATTTTTAGGAATTGCATAATTGTCGCGATGAGACCAGCTATGAGATTCATACCACCGATAATGGCTGGTACACCACCCCTTATACTTTCCGGAAACGAACTTTGAGCAAAATTCGCCGTACCCGTGATTGTCGAAAGTACAATTACAGGTAAACTAAAACGCAGACTTAATTTTTTATACGTGAGAAAAGCTCGGTGGTGCATATACCGATAACATGCCGACGCTTCACCCCATTGGCGTAGCACATTCTCATGATATTCGTTCCACATTTCTTCCATATTAATATCTTCGGACATGTTATAATAGATGAATATAATATTTCTCATCCATATTATTTTTTTGATTGGGATTATTGTAGTACCCTTTACAAATGATCGTCGAAGTCTAGAATTTTATTCGATTCTCATCCCATTCATTTTTTACCATTGGTCAGTCAATGATGATACATGTGCATTGACCCAAGCTGAAATGGCTATAACAGGACAGAAGAAAGAAGAAACATTCATGGGCCGTGTAGTCGGACCAATTTATAAGATGGAAGAGAATGAGATCAATCATCTTACAAAAACAGTGTTCTTCATTCTATGGGGTTTTGTTCAATATAGATTGGGTCACTTTGATAACATCATCAAAGATAGTTTCAAGGTTTGGAGAGGTAACAAAATTACCGCACCCACGGTTTAACTCCGTTTGATTAGTTCTTGAACCCGTTTCATGAATTCCTTGTTACGCTTTATCTTTGGGTCAGCATTAATGATACGAAGAAGAGCCGCAGATGGTATTTTGGGTGCATTACCTTTAGACCTGGGTGTAACTTTCAATTTTTTACGCGCATCCTGAATTTGTTTTACGCTAGGCATTTATTGTAAACCAACAAATTTAAATTTATCAAAATAATGAACTTCAGTCCTAAAATTGTAAAATATTATCATACACAATGCATCTGCAATGTCGTGTTTTCTTTCATAGGGTATTTCACCCATGTACTTTTCTGATATAACTACAGTTCTCTCCTTTCTTTCTTCATAGTTTAAATGCCTCATACCAAAATGCACATGCATGCTCACAGGTGAAATTAACGTAACCTTATCTTTGAACATGTAATGTAATAGAATTTCAATATTTTGAAACCCACCCGGGGGTTGTCTTTCTATAAGTATTCGATCCGCACCATCAAATATAGATTGATGATCTTCCACGAATAAAGGAATTACATCAACAAAATCATTCGATCTAATATATTTGTAATCTGCTAAACTAACTTTCTTTATATATTCAACTTCAACCTTCGGACCTTTATCTGAAGACTCAGCTAATACTAATCCCATATTATGATATCCAATATCTATGGCCAGTACCTTCATATCTTTATGTAAAAGATTTTCCTTAACTATAGTAAATGAAGAGTAAGATAAAAACACATGTACTTTCGAGTGTATTAATTGTGGCGGTATTGGCACTGGTATATATGTGGTACAATCCCCGTATTGTGAAAGTTGAGACTAGAAATGAACTACCAATGTCACCTCGACCAACAGCTGTGCGTCGTGACCCCGAATATAGAGGTCCTCCAATTAAAAAATATAAACCTGGGCAGATGCAACAAATGGGACTTATCACAGGAAGTGGTGATGTGACTATGCCATTATACGGGAAGGAAGTTACAGGGCGACGTGACAGATATCACTATTATACCACAACCCCTGGTCAGCAAATTTACCCAATTCCAGTGAGTCACAACGCTCGTGATTGTATGGAAGATGTAGGGTGTCAAGAACTTTATGGAAATGAAACAGTCTCAGTTACTGGTAAGACTGGTTCATTTAGTGTAAAGATGTATCGTACTGATAACTTCTTTTAAACTTTAGCGAATTTTCGCCCCTGCCCAGCTAGTTTACTGCTCGAACAACATGAACAGCAACATAATAGCAACATAGCAGGGAAAAATGACGGTGGAAATGGTACAGGGAATCCTGGATGAAGTGAGTAAAATGTATATCCCATGCGAAGCATCACAAGAGAGCAAATAAAACTACATAACATAATCCCGGCTGAAATAGGTTTAGGTTTACCTTTTGATGATATATCTGGAATGGGACTTATAAAAAACCAAAGTGAAGATAGTGCTGAACCCATAATTCTATAATTACTATATACTGAGAAAATTAATAAGTTTTAATACCTACCAATCCATATAGCATTTGCTGAACAAATCTTAACGCAGCGGAAAATGTTGAGCATCCACAACATACCATAGCAGCCGTGATTAATGATGTTTGTTCTTGCATACTGGTGAGATACATCATAACAAGTATATTTATTACCAAAGATGAAAACGTTGAAGAAGCTAAAGGTAAAGCTTGTTTTCGAGACATGGTTATTTATAATATTAGCAGAAATTATTTCTCAAATTTTGGGTTGTAATTATATCATATTCTCTATGCTGAAGATTGGAACCTACACGGAGACTTGATTTAATAATTAAAAGCTCTTTGATTGTGGCATCATCAAGATGTTTAAAAAAATTCATTTTCGCTTCCATGTCATCAAGTTCGTGATGTTCTTTCCGAGCTTGTACATACGGCCATGTATGTTTTCTCAAAGATGAAACCTCTTGTTCTAATTGTCGTATTCTAGGAAGGAGCACTTTAGTGATCATAATTTTCATTTCAAACACATCACTCATCATATTTAACACACGTGTATGATCTTTAATGTATAGATATCAGGAGAACAAAACATTAAATATTGATATAAAGTATATGCAGTATAAAGAGCTGAAAGAGAAGGCTAAAAAAATGGGACTACGTGTGACGAAAGATGTTCGGGGAAAACGTGTAAAACTGACAGCTAAAGAAATTCGCGCGAAACTCAGGTCAAATTTGGAAAATAGTGTAAAAAATGCTCAACACGTAATTCGTATTTGTAAGACTATAATTGTAAATAGTCCTCAAACTATAACTCATCCAGGTGCTCCACCCCCTCCACCGCCACCACCTCCTCCACTCAGGAAACCGATCGTAAATTCTAGTCGCGCAAAACTCATGGCTGAATTGAAAAACGTATTGAAAAAACGTGCTTTGAAAAAATAATATTACTAATTAGTATATTACGACCATGGCTAATAATAACCAGCCCGCGAACAACACTCTCAATAACGGTGCCATGAAGCTCCGTGAGATCGCTCTCAAATTAGCGACTGACGCTATTAACAAGGCGCGTGCTGCTGGCAACAACAAGCCCGGCAACAACAAGCCCGGCAACAACGCTAAGCCCAACAACAACGCTAAGCCCAACAACAATGCTAAGCCCAACAACAATGCTAAGCCCAACAACGGCAACAACAAGCCCGCCAACAACGGCAACAACAAGCCTGCCAACAACAAGCCCGCCAACAACGCCAACAATAAGCCCGCCAACAACGGCAACAACAAGCCCGCCAACAACGGCAACAACAAGCCTGCCAACAACGGCAACAACAAGCCTGCCAACAACGGCAACAACAAGCCTGCCAACAACAAGCCCGCCAACAACGGTAACAACAAGCCCGCCAACAACGGTAACAACAAGCCCGCCAACAACGGTAACAACAAGCCCGCCAACAACGCGAACAAGAAGCCCAACAACAACGGTAACAAGAAGCCCAACCACAACGGCAACACCGGCAACAAGAAGCCCAACAACAAGCCCGCTAACGCGTAAAGCTTAAAAAATATAGATATAATAGTAGTATGGGTTTAGGATGTTTCTGTCAGTCAAAGGAACAAGACCTAAACATCAAAAATTTAAAAGACCTCGCGAATAATTGGATCATGAACGATGAAAATATTGAGAAAGCACAGATACTCATATCCAATTTTTCTGAAAGTGTGAGAGAAGGTGACGAGAAAAATCGTACTCGTAAAAGAGAAATATGGTATCGTGAAATAGATGGTGAGACATCTAAAAAATTAGTACATATTTCCAAGTTGTGTGTGGTAAACACTCTTTCAAAATATCTTGAACTGAAACAGATTAAGAAGATTTTGAGAGAATGGGAAGGTGATAATTTTGATAGCATACACTACACTATTGACAATTACATCAAAAAGATGTGTGATTTGGAAGATGTAGACCTAATTTATTTTGATTCCATGGAAGATCTAGTTAAATTTGATTTAGGTTCAGATTTATATAAACGCCTCGTTCTAATTATCCATTTTTTTGAAAAGTTCCAGGAATTTAAACGATCTGTATCCCAAACCTCTTAGACATAAACGTTTTTACACCTTTTACATTAGGAAAACTCCAGAGATACCAACGTGACCAAAATCCGGCCCCGCTGATACCACTCAATTTCCAATTTTCTTTATCACTCCGATTTACATTTAACATCATATTCTGAATCGTATTCGGATCTTTCTCTACTAGAATTCGTTTGGGTATCTGACCACCGTGTCGTGATACATATGACCGCATACGTGAAGGTGTCTTGTGTTTGGTGTAGTCTGAATACCCTCTTGCACCAAAATCAACAGTTTTACCATTTTCTAAAATTGCCCTGAACTTCTTTTTGGGATCAGGGCTACGAATTACTTTGACACGCATACTTGATATGTGTCAATATTTTACTTACCGCACCCACATGCACCTGAGGCGCAATAATGTTCCTTCTTCTCAGCACCTGGGAAGAGGAAGAGCTTTTCGGGACCACGCTCAACACGATAAAGGTGATCATACATGTGGAGAAGGGCAATGGTGAGAGCCAATGATCCGACGACGACACCCTTAATCTTGCGAGCCATGAACGTGTAGGCGACAATCACAGCAGCGATGATCATCTGAACAACGGTGAACTGAGGAATGTTAGGCATCGTGAAACGATCTTTAATATCCTTAGTTTCAGTAGTGGGAGCGGGGGCATACGTTTCCATGGATTTGCCGTAACTGGGCATTTTTATTATCTACTGAGAAAATAATGTGGCAACTGATGTTAATTCCTATTCTTCTAGTAAGCCATGATTATATGAAGTTACCCATAGATAAATTATACTTCAATAATTGGAGACGCCCATTTATAGGAATTCGAAATACTTTCATTGATGTATTAATGCATACACCAAAGTACTCTGTATGGGACTTTAAGGGACTTTATTTGATTAAAACGCATTATCATCAGATACGTAAAGAATTTGAGAGTGTTTCGAAAACCCTAAAGAAGACAATGTATCATGACCTGGATCCATGGTTCGATAAAAATGATCGATATTATAGATACACATTCGACAATTTTCCTAAACTAAAAAGTCTCATAAAACAAATCCCATGTATTAATGAAGATACAGCTTCATTCGCTGTTGTGGAAGGCCCGATGACCATACCACCTCATCGGGCTGAAACCAACCATCTACTGAGATATCATATCACTATACTTGGTGATGGTGATTGTACTTTATACACAGAGAATGGACCACACGTTCATCGTGAAGGTGAAGATTTATTATTTGATCATTCGAGATATCATGAAGTTATTAAAACTGGACCCAGTACACGTGTCGTACTGATACTTGACGTAAAAAGATTTTAGTAGTATATTGTATGAGATTACTGATTGTCGTATTCATAATCCTGGTGATACCATTTCTTTTGAATTTGTGGTATGGGTATCTCAAGCCAGCGCAGAATGGAAAATTTGAGCGTGTCGATTGTTCGGTGATATCTAACACTCTAAACCCGTATGTGAATGATATTATACATATCGCACAAAAGCATGGTAATAAATCGACTTCGGGTATGGTGGAAGGATATAAAATCAAAAGGTCTACAATCAAGGAAAAGCTTCCTTATGTATTCAATATCATAGACGAATATGTATCTTCTGTCAGGAGTAATAAAACGAAACCAGCTGACTGTGAAAATGAGCAGTATTGTTGGTTCTTACGATTATATAATCAGAGTGGACATTACATCGATTGGCACTTTGATAATAATTTTACCAATGGTATACGAAATACATACGTCTGTAACATATTCACTAGTGAAGGTAACACGTCACATTTGATGACAAAAGATCGTAATGACCGAGTAAAAATTAATAAGAGTAAAGCTGGACATGGTGTTGTATATAACGGGAGTGAAGTGAAGCATTCTATATCTAAGCAGACAAATGGATGTACCCGTATTTCTCTCATTATACCACTATACGAAAACGATTCCGTGACGATACTCGGGTGGTTTCGTAGATTGGCACGTGATATTTCCGATAATGTATTTAAACTATAAATGATTATGACATACAGCAATATACATATCACTTCCACCGATGAGCTCGAGAGTTGTATCTTCGATAATACGTTTCGTAAACGGACCTGATGTACCATCGTTACAACGCATACAAAGGGCAGAAAGTTTAGTTACGTCACCCGCGAGTGGGATACAGTCTAGGATTTCCCCCCATTTTCTCTGAAATGCGTCACCATCTAGACCTGTGAGTATCACAGACTTGTTCACATGTAGACAACACTCCACAAACTTTTTTAACCGTGGAAAAAATTGGGCTTCATCTATAGCTATGATATCAGCTTGATCGAAATCATGTGTATTAATAATTTCAAACAAATCGAATACTTTGTGACAATTGAACTTTACATTATCATGTGTTTTTAGAACTTCTTCATGGGACCTTACATCTTTTGCAGAATTTATAACCATGATATCCTTTCCTATCACTTTTAGACGCTTAAGTCTGCGGATAAGTTCTGATGTTTTACCTGAAAACATATTTCCCATAATAATTGAAAGCCCCATTTCCCTGACTATTATAATATTGTATTTTTTATATGGCTGATTATCATAAAGCTTTATTTGGTGGCCACAATGGCTATTACAACCCTATGACAGGGGAGGTCAAGTTTGGTAGATGTGTGTATTCAAGTATCGAGCTGGCAATAAAATATCTCAGTGAGAAGTAGATGAAACACGAAGGTCTTATTTACAGTAGATGGTTATGGACATTATCATTATTATACTATTATGGTATAAATCCTTATTCACCTCTATTACATATGATTGGAGCGATCACTTTCTGCCTTTATATCGTACTACGTAAATTTCCAGATAAATTTCATTGGACCAAAAAGGTAGGTGTATTATTGGTCGAATTATTCTTTGCGTATCTTGCTTTTATAAAAGATCCAAGTAGGTCATTATTCAATATGGATGATTTATCTTTCAATTCTATAATTCTATTATTTTACCTACTCGTGGTTAAGTTGAATGGTACATCGATAGAGGAGATATATTTCAAAATTATACCAAAATCTCATAGAGTGGAAGAAACCTTAATGGAACATTTCAAAAGAATTCTTAGTACTAAGTAAGATGTCTCTCAGCGATGCTCGGATTACCAAGAAGGTTGAAGAGTTGCGTAAAACACAGGGTAAAATCTATGCACCCCTTAAATATTTCAGGGGGCTTACAACTCTCAAGGGGGTTGAGACACGTTATAAAAAGATGCTCAAGCGAGATTACAGGGGGTTCAAGACAGACGAAGGACAGAAGACAAAAACTTCCTCCTACACCCAGAAATTTAGGAAGATGTATCCGGGAGCTAAATCCCTCCCTGAAATTGCTAAGGCTACTAAGATTCCTCTAA